TGCTATACTAAAATTACGGAAAATTATAGCAACAGCCGCAGCTGTTTAACTCACAGTGTCAGCCGAAGCAGAATCGCCTGGGACTGCTGACGTATCATTGTTTCCACGAGTTTGATTTTGTGAAACTCCGGAATCAACAGAGTGAGTGTGGTCGTAATACGACACAGAATTCTGGTAAGAATTCTCTTGCATGGTCAGTTGATTAGCCAGTTGATTGTCTTGGATTAGACTTTGCTGTTCAAACTGATTTGCTTGTAGAGTAAGCTGTTGTTGTTGGTTACTCTTTTGTAGGGCCGAATTTTGTTCGTAGCCCTGTTTTGATAGTTGACTTTGGTACTGGTACTGGTTTTCTTGCATAGTTTCTTCATGCTTGTATTGACGGGATCTGCCGATGGCTTTGGAGCCACCTTCAGCCGCTCCGCCGAGGATAGCGGCAGCTATCTCCATTTGCGGGACCGGTTCAATACTTGATTCCTGTATTTCGAAAGAAAGATCACCTCTCTGTTCCACACGATCACCTTCGAATTTGCGAACGGTTGATGTATAGCGTCCTTGCATGTTCTTTCCATAATAACTGCCAGTAGTAGCACCCTGTGTTCGGGTTGTCCATTGGGCGGGATCGAGGGCAGGAATGACAGGCCAGGTCTCAGATGAGGGTATTGCCTGTACAGATTGAATTCTTCCTGTAAACAACTGATGGTAACTCATAGCGGTCGGTTTGTAAACAAATCGGCCAAACTTGTTGTGAATGTAAACAAATTGAGAGGTACCTGATGCAGTTGCTGTGCACACTATTGATGGAATTCCTCGTTCCTCCAGCCATTTGATGGTAGCAACATTGTTGCTATATGTATCATCCATAGTCGATATTCCATATTGAGTAGAAGAGACGCCAGGTAAAGGCGAAGTTGTGGCAACGCCTATCAACCGGGTAAATCCGTTTGGGATTTGGCCAACGTTTATTTGAATTGTCTTGTTGCAATACGGTGTATTCTTCAAGAACTCTTGCTTTATAAAACATGGCAGCACCGCGATTTTAGTAGTGCTGTTCTCTCCTTCAGTGAGTCCATTTTCAGTTTCCGCTGTATTCAGGCCTACAATCAGTGACGACCAGACCTTTGGGAAATAATTACCAGCCCATTTAATGGCGGTGTTTTCGAAAGAAAACTGGACAGTGACATCAGTTTTATCATCAAACTTGTGAGTTCGGATATAAAAATCGTCGCCTGTCTTGCCCGCAGTTGTTGGACGCCGTTCATCTGGGGAGGATAGTCCGACCCAGGTTATATCATTGTTGACAGGTGTAAGGTCATCGAGACCACTTCCTTCTCCGTCTTCATATTCCACGTATTCAGTGTTTGAGGGGAATTTGTAACCATTACCCCCATACCAAACATTTGAAATAGAAGAACTTAACATTCCAAAGAAGTCTAGTAGTCGGCCAGGTCCAGGTGTTCCGTTTTCTTCAGTTCCATCATAAAGGGACTGACTTCGTCCATCCATAACTACATCAACAAAACTTGCAAGGTCAAAGGGTGGTATCCCTAGCAGGCTTGTTGAAGTTGCGTCTGAATCGTCAAGCACGCGAAATCCGGTGTATTTTGATGTCGCCAAAACCAAAGTTGAAAACAACTTGAGGTAGGTTGTTATACTAGAATCAGTGAAGGTGGATTGAATCTTTGAGACAGTAAAAATGAACAGTTTTCCATATACGGTCCCTTTAGAAATCTCTGCTCTTGAGACTGTGAAATCTCGCAAGCTGCTAGCGGTCACCATCATGCTTGTTGACCACTCTGATTCAAGTTGTATGTATTTTGGCATAAATTCCGCGAAGTCTTCTTCTGTTGGATTGTCAGGGAATCCAGCTAGTGCTGGCCCGGGAACGTAGGCAATGCCAATCATTCCAGTCAATCCTGTGGCTTTGATGTTATCAAATCTGAGTCCCAAATGCCCATTGAAGAAAAGGTGGTTCTTTCCAAATGTGTTGTATATCCACTTGTTGCATGGGAAAGTGTCTCCGAATGGGTTAAATTCATAAGTAGCGAGAACGGTGTTTTTGACAGTTCCGGTAACAATCGCAATCTCTCCAGCCGGCATGTTCTTAAAACTGTTGATGAGTCCGTCAGCACCCCAACCAATCTGGTTGAAGTTCTGGTCGACAATGCCGCCAAGACTGGCAAAAGACAATGCACCAACTGGCCCAGGGCCCAACGTAGGTTGAGCGGGCGGTGCAATGCCTACTTGGCCAACACTTGGTGTGGGGTCTTGAGTGGGTCCAGGTGGGGTCACTCCAGCCACAGTGTTTGATTCAAACATGGTTGATGAACCACCTCCACCAGGTTGAGTTTTGGCGGGGGCAGATGCAGTGTTGGGAGATTTTGATGATGAGTCCATTTGTGGTGTTGCAGAAAGGGCATGTTCGAAAAAGTAGGAATCAGCCCAATCTTTGAACTCTTTGAAGCTTTGTGGTGTTTCTTGTAAAATTAAGCACCATCTTACGATGTCATTTCTGTATTGCTTTGGTCGAGATAGGGGTACTCCTTGGGTGTTGGTGTGGAAGGGTTCCGTGGGGGGAAGTATAAATGATCCACCTGCCTGGAACACCCTATACACAAAAGATATGCAAGAAGCAAAATCTATCATCGGCATTAAGAAGGTGCCAAGATCAGTTTTCATCAGTTGAGGGGTATCCGTAAGACTTACTCTTGAATTTGCAAAATCGTCCAGAGTTTGGGAGCGTCTAAAAACATCTCTTATGTTTTGACTCTCTACAGTCATCAGTTTTGGCAAATCTGATGGCAACTCTATTTCGGTAGCACGTCTTGTACAAATAGGGCTAGCTTTGAAGCCGAATTTTATAAGTTGGTGACTGTTGCGTGCATAGTCTTCGTAAGTAAGAATGTAAGCAGTAATTCCATTATCCAATTGCCATGTACACAGTGCATTCATGTATCGATTGAACATTTCTCTCCCGTAAGGGAATATTTCGTTTATCATGTTTATAAGCATGTCATTAATGATTTCCGTAGAGGGGTCATTTGAGTAATTCAGACACCCTGCAATCGATTCCTCCTTCAGCTTTGAGTAGGCTATTTCGCCATGCATCTCAATTGTTCGAGAAAGAAAACTGGTGTCACTGTAGAGCATATACTCGACAGGTTGGTCGTCTTTCCGGGCGGGGGTGCATTCGATTCCGAGCTCAGTCTCCAAGAAATTGCTGAAGACGGAGTACGGAAGCTGTTCGATGTTTTGCTTGGATGATGTATATACCAAGTCGTCGCCAACAGCTGATACTTGGAAATCATTTAAGAAGTCCGATGTTGTGTTCTTAGTCTGTCGTTTGTAACATACAATGAGCCGAGTGATGTTGATAAAAGCATCAATAAGGGATGTGGCAGGGATGCCGGAGAACATTTGACCTCCAGTGATAACCAGAGATTGGTCGACAAGCGCGGGGCTTCGTCTCAACACATCAAATAATGTGGCAATGTAGAGATGATCTTCAGAAGGATAGAAGCATTTGAACGCTTCACCAACTCCAGTCAGCTCATCTCCTTGGACCATTAAATCAAAGCTCTTCTGATCGACATCAACCGAATAACCTCCCTTCATAACATGTTCTTTCATGAGGTCGTTCCATTTTGTGTACGGGTTAATTGCGAGCTGGAAAGGAGAGGAAACTCCCCACATCAGCTTTTCTTGAATAGGTTTGGTGATTAAAGAGAGATTGATGACCATGTCCAAAGGACCATTCCAAACAATTCTCTTCTTCCAAACTTTATCTTTGTTAAGCAGTTCCGATTTCATAAACATAGAGAAAGGAGTGCCATAAAGGCGACCTTTCCGAAGTTCCGAATTTTGTTTTTCCACGATTTCTTTAATTTCTTGTGAGACGGGGTCTGTTTTCCAACCGTTGAGGTCCAGTACATCTGACTTCTTCGTTACAGTAGGGAAGGCATGGTTGATACACTTGCCCACTGAGGTGTTTAGGTCGAGGCGTCTGGACGGTGCTGTATCTCCTACAAGGTCTTCAAGGCTGGCTGGCACGCAAGCTTTGTTTCCTGTTCTTAGCATCAACCATTGAGCGAACTCAACAGCAGTTGCGCGGAATTCCTCAGCATAATCCGTCTTGCACAATTTCTTTTTCCACAATGTTGATAGTCTAACGTTATAAGCATTTCTTCGTCCGGTTGCGTCTGGGGGGACTTTGTCGGGATAGGTCACCGATATCTCCTCCAAACTGAGTGATGGTACCTTTGTCAATGGGAATATGTCCGATATGCCGGGGATGTTAATCTTCTTTTTTGTAAACTTCGTGTCGATGGGGTTGTAAAATTTCTTTTGCAACTCAGCGACCCAGCGGATCTGTCCTTGGGATGGGACAGAGCGACGTTCTGTGTCTCTTGAGAATATAGAGGCAACTTTGTCAGGCATAGAGAAGAGGGCACGCGGAGCGGCAACTGGTTCTTCTTGTTGTTCCAATGCGGCTTGGATCCATTCATATGTGGGTGTAGCAGCATATGATTTCTGAAATCCAGCGGTGGCTGCGGCATGGATTCCCATTATTTTTCCTTGTTCACCAGGAGCCAGAAGTGGAAGTCCACAATCTCCATCAATGCTGTGGTAACCCGACGGCCTGTCAAAGACGAACCAACTGGCGACTCCGACATTGATGTGAAAACTCTTGATGAGGGCATGTGTGAAACGCTTGCTTAAGGTCTGAACCAAGGTGAATGGTAACAATATTGGGCGCAAAGTTGTTGTTGCTCTAGTGAAAGCATAGATTTCATTGACTTTCCCTAGCTCATCCACAGTGGCGACATATTTCATTATATTCTTAACTCCTTGTATTGGTTTACTGGTCTTTAACAGAGCCAGCTCTCTGGCTTTATCTTCTGCAAGCACCTTAGTTTCGGTTGGTGAGAAACTAAGTGATGGGTTGACGGTGGAAGGGAGGACGGAAACTTCCCCAGCTGTCATGACATGTCTGACAGTAAGGAGATGACGGTCGTCCAGCATGATTCCATGAGTGGTGCCAATGGGTGAAGACACTGAGACAACGTTTTTCAAAACGCGTGTGTTTACATCAGCCAGTATTGGCACTGCATCGACATCAATATCAATGGTTGGGGCGTTGATTGTGACACCAACGTCATTTATTTCCCATCGGCCACCTTGAGGTGTCATGGTGGCGACTGCTTGTTGATTTTGAGCTCCATATGAGAACTTAGCAGTGAGTGATTTGTCAGGATTTATCTTGAACTTTCCGGCTATGAGATGGTTCTTGAGTGCATGTCTCGCGACAGCCTCTTTGGAGTCGTAAGTGATATCAGCATCGTAAAATGCCGTACCATTCATTTTGAACGAATTTCCCATATGAATCTTGCCTTGGGGGCTAGCAGCGGAGATTGCCATCATGATGGCGCAATGCATACCAG